CCGATGATCGAGGCTCAACTTCTGGCGGCAATTTGTTGACCCGCGCAAAAACATTTGGTTAAGGACTAAAAATGGCAGATACCACCACCACAAATCTATTGCTGACCAAGCCAGAAGTTGGCGCAAGCTCAAACACTTGGGGAACCAAGGTCAACACAGACCTCGATTTGGTCGATGCAATTTTTGCTGCGGCAGGCACTGGCACAAGTGTTGGCCTTAATGTTGGCTCTGGCAAGACCTTGGCGGTCGCGGGTACGCTGACGGCCACAGGCACAACAAACTTGACCTCGCCAGCCGTCACAACCGGCATCACAACACCATCCACCACCTTTGCCCTGGTCAACACCACAGCGACCACTGTGAACTTGGCCGGTGCAGCGACTGCTGTTAACCTTGGTGCAGCCACAGGAACAGCCACAGTCAACAATACAACCCTAGCGGCTAAAGCAATTACTGCAAGCACGACATTGGCGGTGACGGGTACATCGACACTGACTGGTGCAGTCACAGCAACGGCAGGGGTGACAGGCCCAATCACATCAAGCAATGTGGCGATTACGGGTGGCTCAATCACTGGCATTACCGATTTGGCGGTGGCCGATGGTGGCACTGGTGCGTCTACAGCTGCCGATGCCTTAAACAACTTATTGCCGTCACAAACCTCTGCTGCCAACAAGTATCTGCAAAGCGATGGCACTAATGCAGCATGGGATGCGATTACTGTTTCCACTTCCGATATCACAGGAACTTTGGCGGTAGCAAATGGCGGCACTAACCAAACAAGCTACACCGATGGCCAGCTGCTGATTGGTAACAGCACCGGCAACACTTTGACCAAGGCATCTTTGACTGCTGGGTCTGGTGTGACCATAACGCCAGGCGCTGGGTCTATTGAAATTGCATTCACAGGCCCAGGGTCTGGCTCAGTTACAAGCACAAGCGTTGTTTCTGCCAATGGTTTTGCAGGGACTGTAGCGACTGCGACTTCCACGCCAGCTATTACTTTATCAACATCAGTTACTGGTGTTCTTAAAGGAAATGGCACAGCCATTTCAGCTGCGACTGCGGGGACAGACTACTTAGCACCACCCTCTGGCACTGCAATTCTTAAAGCCAACTCTGGTGGCGCGTTAGCAAATGCCACTGCTGGTACTGACTATGTAGCCCCCGCTACAGCAACAACTTTTACAGCTACTCAGACATTCTCAGGTTCGACATCTGCTCAAGCCATTGTTCTAAACGATGCGGCTGAAGTGGCAACTGTTTCAGCAACTGCGGCTACAGGCACAATCAATTACGACATTACAACTCAGTCTGTTCTGTACTACACCAGTAACGCAAGTGCTAACTGGACAGTTAACTTCAGAGGCTCTAGCGGTACATCATTAAATACTTTGATGAGTACAGGTCAATCAATGACTGTGGCTTTCCTTGTAACGCAAGGCTCTACTGCTTACTACAACTCTGTGGTGCAAGTGGATGGCACTACATCAGGTGTTACGACACGTTGGTTAGGTGGTGCGCCTACTGCTGGAAATGCTAGTGGCATTGACAGTTATCGTTATTTGATTATCAAGACAGGTAGTGCAACATTTACAGTCTTGGCAAGCAACACACAATTTAAGGCTTAATCCTATGCCATTACAAGCAACTTCTGGTGCGGGTTCTTATGATGCCTTTGGTGGTGGTGTTCCTGTTGTGCCTAACTACATTGAGGAAGTGTTTAGCACATACCTTTACACAGGTAATGACCCATCAACTCAAAACATTATTAACGGCATTGATTTATCTACTAAAGGTGGGATGATTTGGCAGAAAGGCCGTAGTTATGTTGGCAATCATGTTATATCGGATACTGTTCGAGGTTTAAGTGGTGGTCGAAGCAGAGAGATATACCCAAATTTAACTAACGCTGAAGATGTAGATTCAAGTGTAACCGCTTTTTACAATAACGGCTTTCGTGCTGGCGCAAATGGCGCTACGAATAGTAATGGTGGATTAGTTGCCTCATGGACATTTCGCAAGCAACCAAAGTTCTTTGATGTTGTGACTTATACAGGCACAGGTTCAAACACAACCATTGCCCATAATCTTGGTTCAGTGCCAGCTTGCATTATGGTCAAGCGCACAGACTCAACTGGTGCGTGGCAAGTTTACCATCGTTCATTAGCAAACACAGAATACCTTGTTTTAAACACAACTGCTGCAAAAGCAACTGGCGCATCAAGATGGAATAGCACAACACCAACTAGCACAGTTTTTAGTATTGGTACTGATGCAACTGTTAATGCTTCTGGTGGTACTTATGTTGCATATATATTTGCCCATGACGCAGGAGGCTTTGGCCTAACTGGTACAGACAATGTGATTTCGTGTGGGTCTTATACAGGTAATGGTTCTACAACTGGCCCTGAAATCAATCTTGGGTATGAACCTCAATGGTTGTTAATTAAGAATACAACTACAAGCGGATATGATTGGTGGATGTTTGATGTCATGCGTGGTTGGACAAATACATCGTCAGGCGACAACACATCTAGACTTACGCCTGATTCATCACAAGCAGAAGACCTTGACAGGGTTGCAATTCCAACGTCTACAGGTTTTAGGCTTGTAAGTAGCACAACAAATTACAACGGCTCTGGCGACACCTACATCTACATAGCAATTCGCAGAGGCCCAATGAAAGTGCCTACGAGTGGGAGTAGTGTGTTTAGTCCTATTAACGTTAACAACTCAACTGGAACACAAAACACAACAAACTTCCCTGTGGATTTGCAAATTGCAAGAAACAAAGCAAATGGAGAAGATACATTCTTTTATGACAGACTTCGTAGAGTAAACACAACCAATGTTACCGATGCCTCTCCATTTCTAACTTCGGTTTCAACTGCGGCTGAGGCTATTGCGTTAAATAGAACAAGGCAATGGGGAAGCACAGGATATTTCACTCCTGCAAACTTCAACAATGTCAATGCAATTTATTGGAACTTTAGACGTGCCCCTAGCTTCTTTGATGAGGTTTGCTATACAGGGACTGGAAGTGCTACGACTGTTACGCACAACTTAGGTGCTGTGCCTGAGTTGATGATTGTTAAGAATCGTTCAATTGCTTCAGATTGGAGAGCATATTCATCTAGTTTAGGTGCGACACAGAATCTAAAGCCCAACACAACTGATGCGGCTACAAGTTCTACTTTAATATGGAACGACACAACACCTACATCATCAGTTTTCTCAGTAGGAACTTCTGCTGGTGTTAATGGCTCAGGAAACAATCATGTAGCCTACCTATTTGCTACTTGTGCAGGTGTTTCCAAAGTAGGCTCATACACAGGCACAGGCACAACGCTTCAAATTGACTGTGGCTTTACAGCAGGTGCTAGGTTTGTACTCATCAAGCGTACAGACTCAACTGGTGATTGGTATGTCTGGGATTCAGCACGTGGAATTGTGGCTGGTAATGACCCATACTTGCTATTAAACAGCACAGCCGCTGAAGTAACAAACACCGATTATGTTGACACATATAGCGCAGGGTTTGAATTAGTTCTACTGCGCCATCTGCCATCAATGCAAGTGGTGGAACATTCATCTTTTTAGCAATTGCTTGAGGTAATTAAAATGCAAGTACGAATTCAATCAACAGGACAAGTCATGTACGAAAGTGAATTTCGTTCATACACAAAAGCCAATGGTGGCCCATCATGGGACATAACAACAACTGAAGTCTTAACTGCTTTGGGGGCTGATGTAGTCTTTGAAGGCCCACAAGCAACTGGCGGTACTGTTTACCAATACTCTCAAGCCTCTGGTGTAGAGCAAGTTGATGGTAAGTGGTACACCAAATATGTTCTTGGCCCTATCTTTACAGATGGTGAGACAACTGCTGCTGAACAAGAGACTGCTTATAAAGCCACTAAAGATGCTGAGCAAGCCAAGTCCGTGCGCTCCACACGCGACAGTAAATTGGCTGAATCTGATTGGCGAGTCATTAAAGCTGCTGAGACTGCAACAACACTGGATGCAGCCTGGGCGACTTATCGTCAAGCACTCAGAGATGTGACTGCCCAGTCTGGATTCCCTTGGACCATCACATGGCCTGACGCGCCATGAGCGATAAAATGATCAGCGAGACAGAGGCCAAGCTGTCAGTGCATGAAGCCATCTGTGCTGAAAGATACGAGGGCATTCAGCAAAGTTTTGCCGCTGGCTCAAAGCGCATGACAAAGATTGAATATCTGCTGTATATCGTGATTGCAGCAGTGCTGTTCGGCCCAGGGGTGGCTGCCGAATTTGTCAAGCAGATGTTAGGGCTATGAGAAACTGGGCCGTGGCATTCATTGCTGCGGCTCTTTTGAGTGCCACCATTGCCTGGTGCTTTTTTGTCATCATTTTGTTTTGGCCATGATTTATGCTCTGGTCTTACTAACAGCCCTTGCCGAATATCGATGCACCAAGTGGTCATGGACCGGTGATGTTTACAATAGGAGGGTTGTTTGCCTTGAGTGGAAAAAGGTAGAAAAGAAATGATCGATCCAATCACAGCCCTGGCGGGGATACAAAGCGCCATCAGCATGGTCAAGAAGGCAGCAAAGGTTGCCAATGACTTAGGCTCTCTTGCCCCAATGATTGGCAAGATGTTTGATGCCAAGTCTGTAGCGACCAAAGCCATGCTTCAAGCCAAGCAGTCTGGCAAAGGCTCAAACATGGGAACGGCCCTCCAGATCGAGATGGCACTGGAGCAGGCCAGAGCATTTGAGGAAGAGTTAAAGCTGCTTTTTATGACTACTGGCAAGGTGGACATATGGCAGAAGATCAAAGCCAGGCAGGCCGAGATGGACTTGGCAGATGCCAAAGAACTAAGCGCTTTAAAGAAGGCAGAAAAAGAAGCCAAAGCCAAAGAAGATGAAATGAATGAAATTGCCATGATCATTGGCGGTGTGGCTTTTGTTCTGTTTTTGGTGTTCATTGGAGTCAATGAGCTGATGACATTCTGCGACACAACAAGAAGGTGTGGTCGGTGAATGAGTATCAAAAGACCTTTGACCTATGCCTCAAAATATTCGTTTACGGGTGTGTGGCTTTATATGCCCTTGGCTTTCTCAAATTTTTGCCGGATGACTTGTCGGACCGGATCGTCAATTTACTGCTGGGTAGAATAGGATTAGGCAAATGAGATATCTATTGCTTCTTTTACTGCTGACTGGCTGCGAAGATCGCTACAAGTGCCAGAATCCTGATCAATTCCACGCACCAGAGTGCCAAAAGCCAAAGTGTCTATTCACTCAGCAATGTCCAGAGTATCTGGTCGCACCCATACTGGAGAAAAAAGTTGATGAAGTTAAACCTAACAACTGAAGAGATCGAGGTCAGGGTCTGGGGCTTTGTGGTCATTGCGGTGACTTGCATTCTCTGCTTCATTGTGGTGGCGCTTTTGTACTCAGTGACCTTTGTCACCCAGCCCATCAAATCAATGGCCCCCATTGACCAGGCATATACAAAGATGCTGAACGATATCGTTCTATTGATTGTGGGTGGCATTGGCGCGGTTATGGGTAAGAAGGCTGTGGGGACTGCCGCCAAGGCTTTTGGTGGCCAACAATCCATGCAGCCGATGTGCCAGCCCATGCAAGGCGGCTATGGCCAATATGGCTACAGCAACAATCACGGCTTTAACGCCACCACCAATGGCATCCCAAGCCAGCCATTTGGCGCTATGCCCAAGTGGACCAACCCAGAGCTTGACGAGTCTTGGACCCCTGGTCCACCACCCACAACGCCACCAGAGCATCTTGAGGATGACCATGAGCGCGAGCAACTGGCAGCGGCCAGACAGGAGACTGATTGATGTTACCAATACCCCTACCCTGGCTCATTGTTGGCGTCTTGGTCTCATTATTCGGTACATACCGAGTGGGCCACCACTACGGGTGGCTAGAGCGAGACAATGACATGAAGATTGCCATTGCCAAAAAGAATGATGAAGCCAGAGCCAAAGAGGCAGAGCTTGGCAGTAAATTGATTGACCAGGAAACGAAACTCAGAAAGGCCCAAGATGATGTCAAGAAAAAACAGTCTGCTATGCATGAGCTTGCTAGGACTGGCCGGCTGCGCCTCCCAACCGCAAGTTGTCCACAAG